CTTGTCCTCCTGCGTAGAGATTGGTCACTCTCGCCGGGACCGGTGGTGGGGCGCGGGGTGTGCGCGCGCTGCGTGAGTTGTTGCGTGCTCGGTTGAGATTTGCTCGTAGCGTGGGTCGACGAGGCCGCACTGCTACTCGAGGTCTGCGTCTTTGTGGCATTGGTAGTTGTAAATTGATTAACTATGTTGTAAATAATTTTGCAATTTTGCCTAAAAGATGCCGGGCTGGCCAGGCCCTGCATAGACATTTTAGGTTTGGATGTTTCTAGAGCTATAGAGTTCCATGTTGAATGTATAGCTACAGCTACCTTCATTGGCAAGATCGCAGTGATAGCATGAAAGGCTATCGATGTATATAATTCCGCCTCGTGGTGCCCAGCTTGCACCTTCATTATGCCCTCCAACAAACCAAACAAGAATCCAGCGAGGAATCTTTCAGTTTTTGACTTGAAGGAGTGTTTAAACTGCTCCTCCATGTATGGCACTACTGATACTAGCATCACTTTGGCTGTGAAGGCTTTATCGAGGGAATTGGCAATAACCGATGGTAACGACATGATATGATTAACTGCCTCGTGGTCACAGGCAGTTTCCTCAACATAATAGTTCTCCTCAGGGCTAATCATGGTATCCATTTGTAAATCTACGGCAACAATTTTATTGAGAATAGGATGCGATAAGGGTTGATTTATGTCTGGCATAGCAACAAGATATGTCTCAAGTTCTTCAACTTCAAATTTAGTTACTCCGTAAAGTGAGTACATCATCTCCCAAGTCTCCTCTGTAGCAAGCCCGTGCTTTAACACTGGCACGCGATATCGTTGCTCTATACTTTTAGGCAAGAGGGTGGGTTTAACTTCTTTGTGAGTGTAAATGTTGCTCAACCGTTTAGTAAGAACGCGTAAGACGGGAATATGTTGGGTATCTCTGTAAAACCCTTTGGCTACTGTTTTTAGCCAGGACATGGTTTGATCTAATGGGATAGGGGTTATGGAACAAAAACTTTTATAAATTACTCTCCCTATTTTAGGTCCCCATATTCTTCCTTTGGTGGAAGGCCAAAACCGACCCGAGCAAAACTCGGATCTATCTAGATCAGGTCTAATTTCTGATTTTGGCACCATTCCTAATTGCACGATTACTGCGGAAATATCTTCATCATAAGGTCTCAAGAGAGCATTTACTAATAGCCATGAGTCATCGCCCAACAATAATCCTGTTATTAGTTGGTGTACAGCAATATTAAGATTGTGCTGTTTTGCGACAAACCAGGCTGCAAATAAATGCATTCTACCGTTTTCAAGAGTGTTTCCACATGAGGTATTCAAATCCCCGCTTTTCCGTTTTCCTAGCATAGTATATATAACATGATGAGGTGTAAAACCTATGGTCTGCATTTGCTGCTGTAAGCATTTAAGTTCGCGCTCTGTTGGCTTATAATGTTTATAATATTGCATCTCGTTTTGAATAAAGTGCTTATGA